CCCTCTTTTACGAGGGGAACGCGCACATAACAAGTATGTGTGTCCGCACTAGTATGATCCCAACCACTTTTATTAAGGAATGACTTCCGAATAAAAGGGTAACTGCTTGTAAACAGTCACCACATAATTATATGGAAAACCAAAAAAAGAAAATAAAAAATAATAAATCTTCTAAAAGAAGAGATAAAATTTTAAAATTTATTTCTAAGGTATCCAGAATAATTACCTGGATCCTCGTAGCGTTCAAGCTGCAAGGAGCTGGTCCTATTAAGTTGTACATTCCTCTTCTCACTGAACTCGAACGTGTTTTCAAGACACGTGGTGAAGTCGGGCTTATCACATATGTGAAAGCCATTCGAACAAACCTTCTAAATTACCTGTCAGGTAATGAAGTTAGAGTTAAAGGAGTAGAGATGACTAAAGATGGTTTTCCAAGAATCTTGGTGCCAATATTTGAGAAGTATAAATATGGAGAATTTCCAGTCTCGCGACTGCAGATTGTCTTATCTATACTCTTCTCAACACGGGCACTTAACCTAGGAAAGAAACCGGATACAAAACCGATAACTTCCGCAGGAGTGATTCTGCCGACTGGTATCGATAAGTATACATTTTCTTTTTGGAAAGAACTTGGATACAGACCTTCTACCAAGAAGGTTCCGAAGTCTCTCAATTTTAAAGCTTATCATTTTACTACAAAAAGTGGTCCTAATGGACATGCTTTATGTACATCGATAACTGATTTATTCTCTCTACCAACTTCGTTGTTAGAAAGTATAAAGGTTGTCGGTGGAAAATTAATAAGCGATAGAATAGATAATCTGTTCTCATCAAAACATCTTATACCTTCTTATAATGAGAATTTGAGTTATCGAAAGATAACACATTTTCCAGATAAGGAGTATAAAGTTAGAGTGATAGCAATACTTGATTACTGGTCTCAGACCGTATTAAAGCCATTACATTCATTTTTAGCGAATGTTTTGAAGAAAATAGATCAAGACCAGACATTTCACCAGGGAGCCTTTAAAGAAAAGTTAAAAGATTGTGAGATATACTACAGTGTGGACCTTACGGCCGCCACTGATAGATTTCCCATAACCTTAATAAGCTTGGTTCTTAAAGGTTTACTTCCTAGTAACTATGTCGATCATTGACAAAACATAATGGTAGGATATCCTTTTGATTTCAGAGAGTGTACAAAATCTAAGAAATTAGATTTGAAGTATACTGTCGGAAATCCAATGGGAGCTTACTCATCATGAGTCTCTTTCGCAGTAGCACATCACTATGTGATATATTACTGTTGCAGAGAGCTTAAAATCGAATGATCTAAATCAAAATATTGTCTCTTAGGAGATGATATTGTGATTGCAGACAAAAGACTAGCGGAAGAATACCTAAAAGTAATCAAATCTCTTGGACTTGAAGTAAGTGAATTGAAAACTCACTCATCCAAGGAATTTTATGAATTTGCCAAAAGGCTTATTTATAAAGGTCAAGAGATTACTCCATTCCCTATTTCTGCTTTAGCTGA